TGGCACGAATCTGTTTTATGACACATTCAAAGGTGATTTTTTTACTGATGCAACTCCAAAACGCCCAGCGACCGAATCGGAAGTAAGTCTGCAAGATTTAAACATTGAACGCAGAAAATTATTAATTGAAAAGGCAAACTTAAATGTGCCACCCACCCACAAAATGAAAATGGCAGGTATAGAAAATCCACTCACACCTGAAGAAACGGCTAGATCAACTGCGATTGATAAGCGGGTTGACGAAATAAACATCCAAATAAAAAAACTTAATGCAGTTATTAAAACAGAAACTGAAAAACGCACAGACAGTGTTTCTGCTATATTAAAACAAATGGGCATTGAGAAAACTGAACGAGAGTCGCTATTTACACCACTGCCCCCGTTGCAAAGTAGCATTAATGCACTACTAGAAAAAGATCATGATATATTATCAGACACTATTACAAAAGCAGGTGGTGCACAAATAAAAGCATTATTAGACCAAGCAACCACCGATGGTGTTGATATTAATAAAGATAGCAAATTATGGCAAAAAATATATGAAGTAATTAGAGAGACATCTGAGAGTACTGGTATGTTTAGTGCTGGAAAAATAGAAGTGGTATTCCCAGACGAAATAAAAGTATTGCCTGGTACTACACCTATAGATGTAAATGTTATAGAAAAGTCATCTCATGCAGTGCATTCATCACCTGAAATGGTAAAGGGTGGGGTGTTATCTGGACCAAAATCTGGGTATAATGTGACTATGCATGGCACCGAAGCTGTTGTCCCACTCCCTGACAAGAAAGGTATCCCAGTAAATGTACAAGCAGGAACATCAAATAATAAACATATTGAACTACTAGAAAAACAAGTAAATAAGCTAACTGCTGTTGTTAAAGCAATTGAGGATAACACAAGCATATCCAACAAGATACTTCGAGTAACACAAAATTAGGAACTAAATAAGCAATATGTCATGGAAAAAATATTTTAAAGCAGCAGATAATACCGGTGTAATGAGTCCTATTAGTGGGGCGCAAGGTGGTAAGTTCGGATTTAAGAACTATCAAAGTAGGTTACCAGAAGTTTATTCAGGACATCCAAATCGTGTTAATCGTTATAATCAGTACGAAGCAATGGATATGGATAGTGAAATAAGTGCTTGTTTAGATATTATTTCAGAGTTTAGTACACAAGACAATGATCAAAATAGCACACCATTTGATGTTGATTACCACGAGAAACCAACTGATAATGAAGTCAAACTCATTGAACAGAATTTAAAACAATGGTGTAAATTAAACCAATTCAAAAAACGTATATTTAAGTTATTCAGGAATACACTAAAATATGGAGATCAGGTATTTCTCCGTGACCCAGAAACATTTGAATTATTCTGGGTAGACATGTCCAAGGTTGGGCGTGTTATTGTTAATGAAAGCAAAGGCAAAGAACCAGATCAATACATAATACAAGATATTAACCCTAATTTTGAAAATTTATCAGTGGCAACAAAAACCACAGATGATTTTGGAATTACACCAATGTCTGGCGGTATTTCTCCACAACAACAACAAGTGTCAAATCCGGTGGCTGGTGAAGGAACACGCTTCGGTGCTGCACAAAGAGAAACAACAGTAGATGCTAAACATATTGTTCATTTAAGTTTAACCGAAGGATTAGACTTGAATTGGCCTTTTGGTACAAGTATTCTTGAAAATATTTTCAAAGTATACAAACAAAAAGAACTATTGGAAGATGCTATTCTAATATATCGCGTTCAACGTGCGCCTGAACGAAGAGTATTTTACATCGATGTAGGTAATATGCCATCACATATGGCAATGAGTTTTGTTGAACGAGTTAAAAATGAAATCCACCAACGTAGAATACCAACCCAATCAGGCGAGGGTGATAATATGTTGGATGCTACATACAATCCATTATGTATTGATTTAGAAACAAGAATACCATTGTTAGATGGAAGAACCCTGACATTACAGCAAGTTATAGCAGAATATAATGATGGTAAGGAAAATTGGGTATATAGTGCAGATCCTGTATCGGGTAAAGTAGTACCAGGTGAAGTGAAATGGGCTGGTGAAACACGTAAAAACACAGAAGTATTAAAATTACATTTAGATAATGGAGAGACATTAACTTGTACCCCAGATCATAAAATTCCAGTTTTGGGGAAAGGGTTTGTTGAAGCGAAAGACTTATCAATTAATGATAGTTTGATTTCATTTGAACATGCGGTTAAAAGCACAAATAAGATGACCAAACTTGTTCCCCTTCGTGAAACAATGGACACTGGGTGTTTAAATGTTGATAATGAATACCATACTTTTGCAATAGAATCAGGTATTTACATAAAAAATTCAATGCAAGAAGATTATTTTTTCCCGCAATCAGCGGAAGGACGTGGTTCTAAAGTAGATACATTGCCAGGCGGGGACAATCTTGGTTGTTTTGCATTGGATACCAAAGTGAAATTATTAGATAACCGCAATCTTAGTATTTCTGAAATAGAAGCTGAAATGAAGGATGGGAACGAGTTGTGGGCATATAGTTGTGATCCTATCACTGGAAAAATTGTGCCGGGATTGATATCATGGGCTGGTAAAACAAGGTCAAATGCTAAAGTTCTTAAAATTGTATTAGATAATGGGGAAGAAATAGTTTGTACTCCTGATCATAAGATACCACTGCCAGGTATTGGGTTTGTTGAAGCCAAAGATTTAACAATTGGACAATCTTTGATTCCGTTGTATACAAAGAATAAAGAAATATCTAAGCATGCAAAACGTGACTATGAAATGGTGTATGACAACGAATCTAAAAAGTGGGTATATACACATAGGTTAGTAGCGAAATACATGAGATCGAATGGATATTCTACTGAAAAGGTGTTTGATGAAGATTATATTTCAAGTTCAAAAAACACCATTCACCATAAGGATTTTAATCGTTATAATAACTCTCCTGCTAATTTAACATGGATGAACTTCACAGATCATACATTGTATCATCAGGATAAAGGATTTTCAAAAGAAGCACAGGCATTGGGTACTCTCGCGGCAAGGGATAAAATGTATTATTTAAAAGAACATGATCCCGAACAGTACAATGACATCATAAAACGACAAACACAGGGTAGATCACGATGGTATGAGTCGCTGACTAGTGATGAAATTGATGCACTTAATAAAAAACGGTCGGTGGGTGTGAAGAAATATTATAAAAATTTGACTAGTAATGAAAAAGAAGAGAGAAAGCAAGTCAGCCGAACTAATTGGTATAAAGGAACCGAAAAATTCTTAGCACTACTAACGGATGACACCTTTAGGCAAGAATATGGTAATAAAATCTCGGCAGGACAATCCAAATCAAAGATTGATAACCCTGAATTATGGAAAAACCGAAGTGCAAAAATAACAGAAGCTAATATTATTAGATGGCAAACCGATGGGTACTATGATAGTGTATTTAAAGATCAAAAAATTAAGTTTAATTCTGATATGTATGAATTTGTGTCAACTCTGTATGTGACACATAAAGTAGAGCATGCCGGTGATTTCACGTCTATTATTGGGAATAATAGTACATTTATGCAGATGTATGCTGCTGCGAATACTAAGGTTCATAGTAATACCAAGGTTGATAAATTCTCGGTTAGGCACTTGCACAAGTTATTAAAGCAAATGAATCACACATGGGAATCATTTAAACTTATTCATTCTTACATTGTTCCCGATGATATATTGAATGATTTAATATCACAATATGATAATCAGATGTCACAGTATGATTTTATCTCAAAGTTAAAAGATAATAATCATTTGTTGTCAAGTAGACATAAGGTTATTAACCATTTAAATAAATGTGGTATTGATAATTTCAAGACATTTAAAGAATTCGCCGAGTATAAGAACCATAGAATTGTTGATATAATTTATTTAGATGACACTATAGATGTCGGCACATTATCTATTGACCAAGATGAATTACATCATGATTATCACACATTTGCACTAAGTGCTGGGGTTTTTGTTAAGAATTCAATTAATGATCTACTGTATTTCAACAATAAATTAGCACGTGGTCTAAGAGTACCAAGTAGTTATTTGCCATCTGGACCAGAGGATAATACTGCACCAGTAAATGATGGGCGATTAGGAACAGCATTAATACAAGAGTATAGATTCAACCAGTATTGTATTAGATTACAGAATGCTATTGGTGAAATGCTTAATAAAGAGTTCAAGATGTTTTTGGCTTGGCGTGGATTTAATATTGATGCTAGTTTATTTGACATATCATTTGGCGAACCACAAAACTTTGCTAGTTATAGACAGACTGAACAAGATGCATCTAGGGTAGGGACATTTGCATCACTAGAACAATATCCATATTTGAGTAAACGTTTTTTACTTGAACGCTATCTTGGTTTATCAGAAGAAGATATGACCAAGAATGATGAACTATGGGCAGAAGAGAATAAGGAAGTAGAAGAAGTACCAACCGAGGGTTCTGATTTACGTGGTGTTGGTGTGATGCCTGGTGGAATGGAAGGCGATATTGGCATGGCTGATGATTTAGATATGATGGGTGAGATGTCAGATGATATGGGACCAGATGGAATGGAAGGTGATATGGGACCAGAAGCACCTGTGCCACCCCCTGCCTAATATATATGAGAGTTAGTGAACTTATAATAGAAGAGATTGTTACTGTTGGTAACAATGATCATCTATACGCTGATCTTAAAGATGTGGCTAGTTGGATGGATACAACTGTTGATAACTTGCACATAGAAGTAGATATGGTTCCAATTGCACATTTTGAAACTCAGATTAAGGAAATGTATAGTACATATGATGAATACCCCAGTGATGCGGCAAGAACCGAAAAGATAATGGATCAACTCAATACAGGTGCATCGCCATTGCCTGTATATGTAGATATTGCAGATCCAACGCAATTGATAATGGAAGGCAGACATAGAATGGTAGCATTTTGGTTATTGGGATTAAATGAAATACCGGTAGCATATGTTTTTAACAAAAGCAAACATTCGCACTATATTACATAAACTACGAACCTTGATTTGATAGAATAGGTAGAATTAATAAATACAATTATGTTAATAAATGAAATGTATGGCGAAGGTATTCCTGGTTATCAGGATGTGGAAGATGATGGAAGTAAAGTCACAAAAGATGATTTACGGAAGACTAGGCTCACCCTAAAACAAATTAATAAATTGCGTCAGATGAATGATGTAAGAAATTTTGAATTCAAAGAAAAACTCAAAAAGGTACAACGGCAATATGCTGTTCCAGCCGAAGCACCCCCTCAATTTTAAAAAATAAGCCAATTATTAATGTTTTATACCATTTTTAATGCTTTATCTACCCAAATCTTGTAAGTTATTGTAAATACAACGAACAGTACTGGCACACCCAAATAATTTGTGGTGTCCGAATTAAACCACAAATTAAAGGAAAAACGAAATGAATAAATTTGAAAAGTTAATTGAATATGTAATTAATGATGAAGAGAACAAAGCAGCTGATCTATTTCACCAGATCGTGGTAGATAAGAGTCGTGATATTTACGAGGATTTAATGCAAGCTGACAAGATTGATGACGAAGATGTTGAGGACGTTGAAAAAGAAGTAGAAGCTGATGAAATCAATGAGGATGACGATGAAATGACATTCGGGGGTGATGATGGTGAAGCTGATGAAATAGCATTCGGGGGTGATGAAGATTTCGGAGATGAAGAAGAAGGTGAATTTGATATTGAAATGGGTGCACCAGAAGGCGATGTAGATTCAGAAGATTTAGAAGACCGCGTTGTTGATCTAGAGGATAAACTTGATGAACTAATGGCTGAATTCGATGATTTGATGGGTGATGAAGAAGGTGGAGAAGAATTTAGTGATGCAGAATTTAGTGATGAATTATCATTAGATGATGAGGAAGGCGAAGAGTTCGGTGATGAAGAATTTAGTGATGAATTATCATTGGATGACGAAGAAGAATTTGAAGAATCAACCAACCCAGGGTTTTTTGAAGGCGCAGCATTAAAACCTGCACCAAAACCAACTACATCTGAGGAAGGTTCTATTAATAAGAAATCAACCAATGCAAATAATGCAGGTGGAAAAGGAAGAACAAATGGTGCTAAACCAGTAAAAGCTGGATCAGCAGAAGAGAAAGGTCGTGGTAAAGTATCAGTTGGTTCTTTAACTACTGCAAACACTGAGGCTAAACCATTGCAAAAAGTTTCCAAGGGTATTTCTAAGAAGAAAGGTGATAGCGTTAAATCAATCGCTAAACAGAATAACAAGTAAGGATAATTTATAATGGCTTACCTACAGGAAAATTTATCATATGATGCTGCTAGTATAGTAGTTGAATCACGTGGTGAAGGTGACAAAAAATCACTCTTTATGAAAGGTATGTGTATACAAGGCGATGTCCAGAACGCTAATCAGCGTGTTTACCCTGTGAATGAAATTGGTAGTGCTGTAAAAACTATTAATGAACAGATACAGGGTGGATATTCAGTATTGGGTGAATTAGATCATCCAGAAGATTTAAAAGTAAACCTTGACCGTGTCAGTCATATGATCACAGAAATGTGGATGGATGGTGCAAATGGTTTTGGTAAGTTAAAGATTTTGCCTACCCCAATGGGTAAGTTAGTTGAAACTATGTTAGG